GAATGAATAAAATCCTAAGAATGTATTATTTATTTCATTAATAGCTAATGTAAATGATGTTTGAATAGGACTAGTTCCATTGTTTATTGCAGAATTAAATGTAAATATTGCTTTATGTCTTTTATAATCATATGTAGCTGATACACCATTAATTCCTTTAATAGAATCAATATATAAAGGTTTATCTATATTTTGTATTTCTCCTTTTAAATTATTATATAAATATGAATACATTCCTTTAACATCAGAAAAAGGTTCTAATGATTGTGTATCAAATGTATATATTTTTTTAGTGTTAACATCAAACCAATATAACTTTCTATCAGAACTAATTGTACTTCCTTGATGTCTACTACCAATCACTGTTGATATATAGTCATGTCTTTGTATAGGAAGTCCTGTACCTATTTGTAATGCAGTTCCACTTAAATCTTGAACTACAGCTCTAGGATTAATTTCTAATAAACCAAATGCTCTGTTTTGCCAGAAATAGAATTTATCAGCCATAACTAATGAACTAGTAATAGGGCCATAAGTACCTTCTACATCCCAATAATTATTTTCTTTAAATACTCTCCAGGAATCAGATAGTTCTCCATTAATTTTAATTTCAGATATTCTAAATCTATTATTATATTCTATAGTTTCAATGAATGGATCTGGTTTTGGATAGTAATTAACAATATCATTTTGACAACTATAAACATCATTATAATCATAAGTTTCTGTACCTGATGCTCCAGTTCCATTATCATTTTGTAAACTTCTATTTACAAATGTACCATATCTCATACCAATATTTCCACACATTCCCACTGGAAATATAAATGTTGTTGATATTTTAGCATGACTAACAGTTTGATTCCAATCTTTAATAGCCCTCTGTAAATCTATATGATAGTTCATAGTGTCACCACCAAATACTTGTGGACTATCTGTATATCCATTAGGATTTGTTCTAACAGGTCTAAAATGATCACACACTATATATTTACTAGAAGCTCTATTTTGATATGTAGGACCTCCATATTGATTTATTAATGCTCTAGTTACATTAGCATACAGTTTAAAATCTGCTCCTGCATAGTTATTTAATGCACTATTTCCTAATCCAAAGAAATAACATCTATTTCCAACAGAAGCTTGTACATTATCATTATTATTAACTGGAAATCCATTATTAGCAATACCATCTTGACCAATACCTAGATTTAATACTTGATCTAATGTTATTGAAAGATTATTTTCAGTTATTTCATCATATAATTTATAAATATAATAATCATCTCCACTTCCACCTAATTTAGTGTGATAACCTCCTGTATTAGTCCATTGAAATGCTTTTCTAACATTTAATACATCACCAATTCTAGGTTCTGTTATTCCACTTAATAAGAAATTAGGTGTATTAAAATAACATAATTTAGGTTCAGCTGCTCCTGAATAATTATTCATAAATCCATTACCAAAAGCAGATGGATCTGGTGTAAAATATTCACTTCCAATAAAGTCACCCACTGATGTTATAATTCCTTCAGCAATAACTGATTTATCAGATTCCTCTCTTTTAACTCTAACAATAGAATAACCAGATATTTTTTCTGTTAAAGCTGCTGGAATATTCACTGTAAATTTAATTCCTAATTGTGTTATATATGCAGCAAATGGTTTACCTGCTCTTAATGCTGTGAATGATTTAACATATGTTGTTTGTCCTGTTTGTGTACCATCTAAATAAAAACTATTAGCTGCTGGACATATATCATTAATATTAGGAAATTTAATGTCACCAATCCATTTAGCAAAATAAGGATTACCAGCTTTATCAAAAAACTGTAATGCCATTCTGTATATTTCCTCTTGTTGATAACTCCAAAACATACCATTATATTGAGGATATTTCATATCTTCATATGTAACTTGTGGTAATGCTAATGGATATTGTTGTAATACATCTATACCTAAACTATTAACAGAATCAGTGTTTAAATTTAATTCTAATGTAAATGGAGCTGTATCATGTCCTGTAGTCCTAAATGGATATATCTGATTTGGACCAATATCTAATGTAGCCACTGTATTACCACCAAATCCTGTATCAGACTCTACAGCAACACTAATAAACTCATATGATACATTAGCTCCAGCACCACCTAAAATAGCTGTACCAGGCTTATAATAACATGCATTAGCATTATTATAATCATTTATAGTGTCTTCTGTAACATCTAATGCTTCAGCTTGTGCTAATGTATATTGTGTTTGTACACCATTATTAGTTAAATAAATGTGTGTATTATTATTTATAGTTTTATTTCTAAATGCTCTAGCATCATAATCTATATCTAAACTAGCAGTTTTTAAATTACCTGCTATAAGTCTATTATCTTTTGTAGATAATGTTTTAGCATGTGTAAAATAACCACTTAATAATAAAAATTCATTTAATGATAGTGGTGTTGTATTAGTTGAATTTAATATATCACCATCTAATGAAACTGTAACAGAACTTCTACCATTTAAACTTGTTGTATTAAATGAATAGATTGATGGTGGATCTAAATTACTTTCTCTAATTAAGACAACACATTCTATTTCATCATAATTATCATCAAGATTATTTACAGTCCAAGCAATTAGTTTATTTGTATTAGTTCCTGGAGCATCTCCACAATAATCAGCAAAATTATCTGGACCACCAATCACTGATATTCCTTCAATTCTAGTTGTTACAGAAACTATATTACTTGGAACACTAAAATTAGTTACAGCCCCTCCAGTGGATTTATATCTATAAGCCATTTGATAAGCACCCACCTTCATTTGTGCTGTACCACCAGGTTGTATTTCTGATAATATTGAAATATCAAAATTTGCAGCTGGAATTAAATCTAATAAATTAACATCTAATGCAAATAATTGAGGATCTTTTACATTAATACTTCTTACATTATTATAAAAATCTGTAAAATATATTCTTTGTATTCCACCATTTTCATATCTAGCTACAACTCCTGTTTGAGGAATATTATAATAAGTTGTAAAGTTTAAATTAGCAGAATATATTAATGTTATTACACTTAATGCAGGATTGAAATTAATATTATCATATGATAATTTCCATAATTGTCCATAACCTCCACCATGTAATTGAGGATCAGTGTCCTTACAATTAGTAGTGAATATATATATGTCATCATTTATAATAGAATAACCAATTGGTTGTAAATTAGTTTGTGCTGGTATAAATGGTGTTCCACCTCCACCTAATACAGCAGCATTACTCACTGTAACTGTTAATGGATTAGACGGTGTAGGAACTAATACAAGTTTAGTGTCATTATAATATAATGTAATATTAGTTAAATTAAAATTACTATCATTTAAAATGAAATTATATAAATCTGAATAACTAGTTACTGTTGTCACTGTAAATGCTGTAGCACTAGTGATACCATTTATAGTTATATTAGATGTTCCATTAGCTTTAATAATTAATTTAAATATATTTCCAACATTAGGAATACTATTTTGTAATTTATTACCTTTAGAATTACTAATAGCAACAGAACCTTGTAATGCATCAGATAGAAATTCTATATTAATTGCATCAACGTAAGAATTCTTAGGTTGAAATAATGGTGATGTATCTTGAGACATACCATTAGTAAATATGTTAATACTTTCTGGCATTATAAGTTAAGATTTTCAGGTGTATTTCTATTTTTAAATCCATTTCTATAAGCATTTGGATCTGATTTAAGTCTAAGCATAGAGTTTTTAATAGACTCCAACATAGCTGTATTTGGCATATTAGCAGCACCTCTAGCACTATTAACATAAAATAACCAATCTGCTTCTGATTTATCTTTTATTTTATCTGCTATTTTACCCTTACGCCAATCTTGATAATCTATCATAGATGTTACATAAGCTGCTAATGCTTTACTGTAATATATATCATCTGGTATAAGTGGATAACCTAATTCATCTGTTCTAATTCCTAAATAAACCATACATAAATTAGCTTCCATATTATCATGGTCATTTATGTTAGTTATAATATATGAATTGTTAATATAGAATGTATAAGGACTGCTATTATTATGTTCACTATTATCTTGATGTACAACTGGTATTCTACAATTATGACATTGATAGTTTGACCTATTAGTATTAGTGCTCCAATAAATTGGTTTACCTTTCCATCTAATATCAACTAATTTGTAAAAATTACAAGGTAAGATTGATTTTCCATTTTTTAATAACAAACAGTCACTTATCTCTTCGTATTGAGAGTATGCTCCTATTGTATTTAAAGCTTCTGCACACCAAGATATAATATCACTTTCATTTAATTCATAGTTGGTTCCGAGATCTCTATATAATTTTTCTATTACCGTATATACACTTACAAAATTACTAATCATTATATCTAAATTTAAAAAGTTTATTTTTATCTTTACAGATACCTAATCTTTTACATTGTCTAGATATACATGAACTGGATAATCCTGTATATTTAGAAGCTTCTGAAAAAGATTTAAATACTTTAATTATATTATCATTTAAATCTAACATCAATACTGATTTAGAATTTGTAGTTCTTATATGAGTTTTCCAATATTCTTGAGCTTTCAATAATCCTTTCATATAATCAGTTCTCAATTTACCAGCTATACTAAGTTTATTTTTATGTTCTTTAGATAAAGTTTTTCCTAATTGAGCTTTTCTCATTTTATCTTTAGTTTCTTGTGATCTTTTTCCACCAT